GGAGGGGTAAACCCGCTAGTCGCATAGGCATAATTACCATTAATAGTAAACTCATCTAATGTTGCAAAACCAGATATACACAAAGGTATTTCAATGGCATTTTCAGGCATTAATGTGCCTGCTAACAAATTAAAGCTAATTGTTACCTCATTTATATTTTGCGCTAGAACTATAGATGATTGATCTATGTAAGGGCTAAAGGGTGCAACTACGCTAAAGTCATTTACATCAATTGAATATCCTGAGTCAGGCGTTACCCTTATAACGTGTGTACCGGTGTTCCCTAGGTCATCTCCAAATGTCTCGATAAAATTTATTTCGGATACTGAAAAATTATTATATTGTGCACTCATATTAGTAATTTGTTGGAGGATTTAATGGATCATATGTATCAATATACGCTCCTGTACATACATCAAATGTTATATAAGGCCATGATGATGGTGGACATGGTTGACCCGCTTGACAAGTTTGACTCGCAACACCTAGCGTGTCTGAATATATTTCAGGTCCTCCGTTATGACCTTGTGTTGAGCCTTTTTGTACAACTTGGAACCCAACAGAGTCTGCGTGAGTATTAAACCCGCCACCTGCATTATACGTATCTGGCTCAAATGTAAACGTAACATAACAATTATTATAAGTGTCTGGATAATTGTCCGCAATATTTTGCGCCTGCGCGGGTGTCATTTTTAAATAAGAATACCTAGTTCTATCTGTACCTCCACTTGTATAATATTTGTTATTAGCCATAGCTGCTGTAACATATTTTTGCAAACTATTATTTGGATCGGTTCCAAACTGAGGGCTGGTAACATCATATACTAAGGTACTTACATTGCCTAAACTATCTGTATTTCCTTGTGCGCTTGCACTTGCAACTTGTATATAAGTAGGATCTCCGGTTAAACTATTTGGATAATTGCTAGTATCATAAGTAAAAGAATCAAATCGATTATTTTGCCCAGGTGTATTTCCTACGTAAAATCTACCAACAACAACGCCACCATTTATATGTTTATTCGCAACTAATCTATATGTACCACGGGGACAGCCATGAGCAGTACCAACTTTGGCTTTCATTGGCACTACAAATGTAGGATCATTAGGGTCAGTCCAAGTTTGAGCGGGCTGTGCATTACCAGAATGAGCTACAAAATCTAAGTCTAATAAAGCTGCAGCAACACCACCTACTGTAACTTCTTGCGTATCAGTGTTTCCATCTGGGTCAGTAACAATAACTTGAAACGTAGTATTGCCTTGTGCTACAGTCCCTGTTATAGTTGCTGTTCCTGTAAAACCATCTCCTGTAGTTGTTAAAGTCCAACCTGAAGGTAAATTGTTTGTAGACCAAGCTAGGTCAGTTAAAGGGTCATGATCAGGATCACTCGCTGTAATATTGGTATAAGTAAATGTTTGACCAACTGTTTGGCTAAGCTGCGCTGGATCTGGTGTGCTAGTTATTTGTGGCGGTTCAGCAACAGCTGTTATTGTAACTGTTACTGTAGCAGGGTCACTATAATTTGTGCCATTATATGTTCTATATGTAAATGTACCAGCTGAACCATAGTAATTAAGAACATTAGGTGTAAACGTAATTTGATTACCAGTTATTGCAGATAAATTACCGTTTTGTGTATTATCGGAAACTATTTCAAATGTTAAAGATAAACCTTGCGGATCTGTACCTGTTAATACTAAAGCTCCACAATTTGTACAATCCTCAGCCACACTATATGTTTTAGGGTCTGCTGTTGGGTTTTGTATATATACTGCACAAGAGGGATCTCCAAAAATTCTTACATTAAAGTCTGTAACAGGAGGCCCTACAACTGAAGTAGCTCTACCAATACCTTGCATCGAAAATTCTTTAGAGTCTAGATTGTTATCAGTGTTTGTAGTAAAATACGTAGCTTCACCTTTTATATATTGAAACCATTTATTTTCTTTATCTAAAAACTCTTTTACATAACCTTCTTGCAGATCTGTATTAATATATTCAGTAAACCAACCTTCGTTTTTCAATGTTTGAGTTGTAAGGTTTTGCAATTGTAATGCTTCTACCTCAGCTAAACTTAAACCTTCATATACACCATCACCATATACATAAGCCCTAGATTTGCTTCCTGAATAATTTAATGTCTTATATTTTTTAACAGTGTTTGGTTCTTCATTAATTAAAAAGGTTACAGAGCTATCATATTGAACGCCATAAAAATTATTTTTAACAGAATCATCTGTTCTATGCTCCCATATATTTCCTCTATCAAAAGTATAATATCTGTCATTTAAACTAATACCACCTTCTTCACTAAATGATTTTCTACTTTCCCAACCATTCGTTGATTCTTTAAATGTTAAAACCGAATGAGCTGTGCTAAATTCGTTCCAGTTACCATTTATATATATTCTATCTGTAAATTTATTTCGCCACTCTGTAGCTATATTATTTAATGATATATTGTAACCACCTTTGTCATCATCGTAAGATCCCCATGTAATACTAGACTGCTTTAGGTTATCTGCAAAGAAGTCGCTCATGCCATATCTTGATATTTCTTCAAGACCATCTGCTGATAGCCTTAATACAACTCCTCTGTTTTTATCTGTAAAATACGCTCTAAATCCATAGCTAGCAAAACTTTCAGGATGCAAACTAATACCAAACTCGCCCACATAAGGCGTTGCTTGGCCCAGAACAGCGTTATTTGATGTTACATTAGCATTACCATCCGCGTTAAATAAAGCGTCCTTATTTGTGAGAATTCGCAAGCACTTATCTTCGCATAATGTAACTAAGTTTGTGTCTCTTGTATGTAGTTTTTGTATTGAACCATATATAGGATTTAAATCTTTTGTAATAGCTTCTGCTTGTATAAATTGATTTAAACTATTTACACCTGATATAGAATTAAATATTTGTGAAAATATTAATCCAGTAGCTCTCCGCTCTTCAGCATATGGCTCTTTCAATGTTGAAGAAACTATAGGCCCGTTGTCTACAGTTACAGCATTAAAGTCATCTCGTATTCTATCAGACTCTACACCATTGGCAAATGAATAACAGTTATGCCAATCTAACGTATGTGAATTACCATATTCGCCTATTGGGTAAGCTTCTGATGCTGCGTAAAATAATTCTAACTCAGCTGTTTCTTTTGGCTCTGTTTCAAATATAGCCGGATTAGAACTTGTAAAACTATTTTCTTCAAAGAATGGTTTTAAAAATTCTAACTCAGGACCATTTTCAGGGCCTCTAGCAACATTTGTTCCATCAAAGTGACTTCTCCAAGCACCATTATTATCATTAATACCTTGAAACAACCCTTTATTTGGATATGGGCCTTGCAACTTAGAAGCATCATTAGGGTCAACGGGTTCAAGTCTTAAATCAAATCTTGTTCTTTTGTTAGAACCTACATTATATTTTTCGTGCTTTTTATTGTTTTTATAGTTTCTTAATCTTGATACCTCTTCGGTTTCTGTTATTTTATATACAATTTGATCAGGGTCTTCTTTAAATCTTAATAAGCCACCGTTGCTCATTAAAGTTTTTACTTGATCTCTATATTGCGTATATATTGTTCTACCAACACCAAAGTCACCGCCTCTTGGCCATATACCACTAAAACCTATACTAAGTGTACCCGCTGTATTACCACCTCCTCTAACAATACCTTTACCGTGATATTTTGTTCCTTCTTGGCCTGTATTGTCACCACCATTTCTTACGGGGCCATCATCTACAAAAAATGAACCACCTCCAAAAGTGTCATTAATGGCGCTTCTACCCATCGACTTTGATGTATAACCTAATTTAACAGTAGCTCCAATTGCAAAATTATCATTATTGGCATCCGATAATATATATTTTTCAAGCACTGAATCTTTTTCAAGCTTAACAAAAAATCTACCTTCAAATTCTGGTTTGTCAACAAAATTTTCAAATGATAATTCAACACTCAATCCTGGCTCTTTATCGCCTGCATCATTAGTAGTGAATGCCATGTCTTCACCAAACTTCTTTTCGATTGCTACTCTATAATAATCGTCGCCTGATGGTAAAGATATACTTGCGACATTGTAGTAATCACTTACAGCAGACGTGCTAAATACTCTTACAAGTCTTTGTTTGTCGGTGGTGTCTAAAACAACAGAAGCAGAACTATCCTCAAAAGTGTCTTTGTCAATATCTATCCATGTTCTATTTGGCTGTGGTATACCAGTGCTTTTTATGTCATTTCCGCCATCTTCTATTGACCCTGCTGAATTTATTTGTTTTCTTAAAAATAAAGGAGCTTCATTTTTAATTGCAATAACTTTATATTTTGCGGGTTCAGAAACAAACTCATCTGAATCATGTTTCTTTTTAATTTCTAAAAATGTATCTTCCTGTACTTTATTTCTTTCAGCTGAAGGGAAGCTAATCCAAACGTTGCCATCTTCCGCATCGTAATGGCGGTCCATAGCTAAGTTATAATATTCGTTTGAAGGCTCTTTTATATAATATTTAAAGTGTGTAAAACCCTCAGGTTTATTACCGTCTGTTTGCACAACAATTTGGTTATACTTATCAGCCTCCTCTTTTGCTAATGTCAAAGCTGCTGACTCGGACGTGAATACAGGTGTTTGTCTACCGTATTTTCCTTGAAACACTACACCGACTTGATACGTTCTTTGTGTTTTAATAGATTTAAATGGCGTTCTAGGAAGAGGCTCGCCAATTTCACTTTGCGTATGCACACCACTAATAACATCCCAATTAGAATTATGAACGATACTTTGAGTAAGTGTAGGTGAAACTTCAATACCCAGTTCGTTATTTAAATTAAAATTTTGTAGGTAGTTACCATATATTAATCTATTTCCAGTAATTTCTTGTGATTTTGCTTTACGAGGAACGTTGTCGTATGGCCTTAATATTTGATTACCAGGTAATATAGAAGATATAATCTCTGATTCAACTTTAAATCCATTACCGCTTGAGCCCCCTTCATTCCATATAGCGTCATCTTTTTTAAATGTATCAACCACATATACAGACTGACTATTACTTTCTTTATAAAGTAAGTCAACTTCTATTACATCTGGTGGTATATCATCAGGAACAAAATCTTTTATAACACATTGCTTAAGTTCATTAACCATACCAAGGTTAAAACCTTTTCTAGTTTCATAATCAAATTGGCCTGGTAAAAAAGCAATTTCAGTAAATGGAGAAAATGTAGAGTAGTACCCATCTTTGTATTTGTATCTAAATGCAAATCTAGGAAACTTAAATTCAAAAAATGGTAATTCTTCTAAAATAACTTCCCATGTAATATCTTGAGATTGAATTGTTTCTGGAACAGATAAAACTTTTACAGTTGCATTTGTTTGTGTGTTTCCGGGTGGAACACTAACAACCTCAACCCTAACTTTGAATTCAGCTAGTTCCCCTACTGAGCCGTCATCAGTTCCCATTGGAGCTGTACCAGTTAAAACTAAAACATCAGATGCTCTATAAAACGGATAAGGCGTTGTTGCCCAGTTTAAAGTGAGCTCGGTCCCTAAAGGAGCGGGTATTCTACATGATAAGGTAAGACAAGGGTCATTTGGATCAGAAATAGTAAAGTTTTGCACTGTGGTCGTTTCTACAGTAGCTTCGTTACCCTCATTATCAACAGCTCTTGTTCTTGCTAAATCTAATGTTGGCGCAACTAATGGTGCTTTTTTAATAACCGTTATGTCTTCTTCTATAAAGTCTCTACCATTAATTACACTATGCGTTTGAAAATTAGGTGTTGACGCTTTAAAGTCTTTTATATTTAAGCCCTTAGGCTCTGTTTGATTGTCTGTAAAGAATAATAAATCTTCTATAATATTTATACCAGTAATCAAATAATCTTGACTAAAGTTTAATATTCCTTGAGTGTCTACAAGAACAGGCACAACAACATCATCAATTTGGTTATATTCAGCAATAGCACTAATGCCATCTGAAGCTATAAACCAATATATATTTTCGGTTACTGAATCTTTTATTTGACCAATAACCCTTGGATTTGTTAGTGTATTTATATATCCTTCGGTCCATGGTGTGTAAATACCTGTATTAGGATTTAAGGCTTTATTTAACTTAGCGGTATTGCCATCAATGTTTTGCAAAGCCCCTACGTTACCGGTATCCGATGTAGATATTTCTAAGTTTAGAGCATCTCTATACTCGCCATTTGGAACTAATCGTTCGTCCAGGTCTTTATTCATTTTACCTGTCGTGAACGTGCGTATTACTTCAGGCATATTTTAGTGTTTTATTTGCTTAGATTTGTTTCGCATTACCTGCGCAATTTCTTCAAGCTTAATATTCGACAATCTTAGCTTAGCGTTTCGTTTTGCCGAAAAAGCTTCTTTTTTTAATCTGCCAACTATATATTCAGGTATCGATGGTCTTGTTGACACGATCGCGTAAGCTATGTATTTATATAATGCCTCTTCAGCTAACTTATGTATTTTCATATCTTCGTCATAAGCTAAACCATCAGATATATATTTTAAGGTTACTATTTTATGGCAAATGTCTGAGCTAAAATGTATTATACCTTTTATTTGATCTATATAAAATACACCGTTTGATTGTGCATTTTCAGGTGTTAAACCATAACGTCTACCCATTGCATTTTCACTTAATAGGTCAGCGTTATTTGCATTCTCGTATATATCAGCTCTTTGCGAATCTCTTTTAAATCTTTTTAATGTTTCAGAAGGATTTGCTTTTACTATTTCCCTATTTTGCTCATCAAAAATATATTCATAATTATGATCTTGTAAATAAGGTAATGGATCACTTGTGTTTCGTGTTGGGTATATTATTCTTTCTATACCATTAACGTCTGTCCAAGTTAGCTTTATATAGTTTACATAATCTTGTGGTAAAATAAAATTAAGCAATGGTCCTATTTCAATTTCAATTGATCTTTCCGAAGGAAGTGTGTCAAAGTGCAATTCTTGTAAACCACGCTGTGCATGAAAAGCTACATCTGTTCTTTTAATTTTAGTAATCAGTTTATCTTGACCAACATAAGCAATCATAAAGTTACTTATAATATCTTTTATAGGTGTAAACTGGTAATTACCATAATTCTCATCTAAGCTATTCCATACTCCATCTGGGCCTAAATAATATTGCTCATTATTTTTTGTTATTAATCCCATCTATTATGCTTTTTCTTCTTGTGTGTTTCTTACCTCTTCGCCAGCCGCTATTTGATACATTTGAATATCTTTAACTAATAAACCAGCAAACTCTAATATTTTAATTACAAGTTCAGTTTCCTCTGAAGGGTGTAATTCAAAGTTAACGGAATATGTTGCATCGTATAATGCTTCGCCATAAACCATTTGGTATCTCCATTCAACCTTAACTGGCTTTCTAATGTAATTTACTGTTACAGAATCTGTTATTTGCGAGTCTCCATATACTTTAATGCCGGATTGATTACCTACATATATGGGCCTTACGTTTTTAGGTTTAGTTAAAGGTGAAGAATTTATAAGCAAGAACTCATTAGCGTTTATACGCTCAACCTTTATATAACTTGTTGTTACTAAGGGGTTGTTTGGATCTTGCGGTGATGGCAATATAGGCTCTGATGTTACATTGGCATATATTACCGAACCTAACCGATACAGGTCTGAAGGTAATGAAAATCCTTGTGTAGGATTAGCTGCATCTATATATGATAAGTTAGGTGATGTTGTTTCAAATAAATTAATCTTTTCATTTAATATAGTTAGCATATCAGAATACTCTGAGCTGTTACCTGACATTCTACTAAATTGATTAATATCATAAAAATATTGTTCGAACAAATCCATTTGAGCTTGATTTGCGAACAAATTAAATTCCTGAGGCGTAACATACCCTCGTTGTTCTTTATTGAGTATACCTAATACTCTCTGATAAACAGTATCTATACTTACGCTCATATTCTTTTATTTATAGTAATTAAGCCGCATATAGCGGCCTAACCACTATATATTGCTATTTAAGCTTTTTGACTAAGTTTTTGTAAACCTCCATACCATCATCTGTTTTAAAGAAAGCAGCTAATGCAGAATATGGATGTTCGTCAAAAGGGACTGTCATTAATTTTCTATCTTCTTTACCAATAGTAAATGTCCTTTGATCTTTAGATAGTTTAATAAAACCAGCCTGTGTAGCTTTGACGCCAACGTTCCTTAGTTCAACATTGTCATCTTGCGCTAATTTAATAAACAACATAGGTTGTCTTTTTGCGAAAACCATTGCGTCTCTTTTTAGTTCTGAAGAACTTAATGAATCAACTTTGTTACCAAATTCAATTCTTAATATTCCCTCAATCTGATCAATATCTAATTCCTTAGCTAAATTTAAAGCTTCTAATTCAAGCTCAATATAATCTAATTCATTTACTGATTGCTCTACTGCACTATATTCTTCGTACAATTTATCTTTTAACGGATGATATAATGATAGTAGTTTTTGAAGACACTGATTTTCTTTAGGTACTTGCAACTGGCCGTCTCTAAATACGATTCTGCCTAATGTTGTTTCACCCTTCTGTTCGTCTACAAACGGTGAATTTTGGTTTGTAGCATATTTCAATTCTCTTTGAATTCCGTTTTCATTGTCAAACCATAATAATGGCGCTTTTGATGAATGTTTTCCGGCTAGACTAAAAATAATAGGTTTCTTATTATTTCTGAGAATATATAGTCTATCTTTTATTTCCCAATTTTCCATGATATAATATAATAAAAATGTTAATAAAGGCTCTGGGCGCCGAAGCGCCCGTAACCTTCAAAAGTATTAAACAGTCTTCTTAAGTAGTAAGAAGTTGTTCGCAGCTTGTACACATAATGCTCTTTCAGAAAGGAAGTGAACGTTCATTTCGTCAATCGCGCTTGTGTAGTTACCACCAACTGAGCCAGTCACCCAAGACTTCATTCGTCTGTCATCAGCTTCAGAAGCTCTATAACGTACGTGTAAGAAAGGTCTTGAAATGTTCTTACCTAATTGTTGATCGTAAACTGTACTTGTTCCAGCAGGAACTAAAACACCTAATACAGATCCTTGGTTTCCACCAGTTGTAGAATCGTTTAAGTATTTCCAGTCTGATTTATAGAAGTCATAAGAACCTCGTCTAAATCCTGTGAAACCTAAGTTAAGCGCCATATCCTCAGAATTTTCGAATACACCGTAAGATGTACCACCCGCTCCGTAAGTATTTTGGCCAGCTAACATGTTGTCAATAGACAAGTTTGTTGATCTATTTAAGAACATCATATTCTCTTCGATCGCACCTTGTTTATCTAATTCAGCTAAGATGTCGTCAAATTCACCAACGCCTACACCGCCTGCAGCACCAAAGTCAGGATCATTGTAAACAAGTCCTCTGTCTTCAATTGCAGCAAATAGACCTTCAGAACCGCTAAATCCTGCAGCACCTGCAGAACCTAAGATAGCTCCTTCGTCTTTAACAGCTTCAATCATTGCCATTTCTAACTGATCTTCGAATCTAATTCTTGCTTCATGCTCTGATTTTAAATACCATAAGTATCCAGATGTACCAGACTCAGTTGTTACTTCAACCCACCCGATTTGTGCAACGTCAGAACCATTTACATTATACTTATCTCTAAGAATAATTGGCTTGTTATTGAACTGAGTGAATTTAGCATCAATAGAGTTACCTACATCGCCAGATCCTTTTGGATATTCAGAACCATAGATAAAGATTTTAACGTCACTTAATGCACCAGCACCTAAACCTGATAAATTACCAGCTCCATAAGGAGTTACAGTAATAGAATCAGTTAAAGATGAACCTGCCGCAGAAGGAGCGTCACTAACTCTTGCTTTTACAGAATTAACACCAACGCTTACATTGATAGTAGCACCAACTGCAACTAATTGAGCTTTTTGCTCAGCAGTTTGCGCACCAGCAACACCAGCAGCGTCATCCTCAAAAGTAATAGTTCCTGTTGTTGGGTCTGCAATTGAACAATCGTCAAACGCAACGTGTAGTCTAGCTTGCTCGCTCCAGACCACTACATCAGACGCCATAGGCATCTCAGCACCTACCATTCTTAAGAAGCCAGATATAGTTCTGTTACCATATCTTTCTACTTCTTTCTCATATACTTCAGGTAGAAACTGTTGAGTGAAATCTAGATCGGCAATCGACAAATAGTTATCTCCGAATAACCCTTTAACAGGTCGTGGAGTCAGATGATTTAATTGGGCACCTGTACCCGGATTTGGAAAAGCCATAATCTAAAATTTAAAGTTATTTTCTAGTTTTTATTTTAAGTTTGGATCCGAATGTAGTATCTGAAGGGACAGCTCTAACAGTCCAGCCATTTGCCGCTTTTGTTTCATGAACCGCTCTTGGGCTCATATCGACATTTTTAGCTTTCGCAACGCTATCCTTCATTGCATCAGCTTTACCTTGTTGATAAAAATGATTTGCAATTTGATCTGCATTCATCGCCGTAAATAAAGACTTGTGGTAACCGCGAGCATCTGACATTGTATTATTTTTATCTAAGAACATCTTAACAAAATTATTAATATCACTCTGAGTTTCCTTAACAGTATCCGTATTTTTTACATTAAACCTATACTTTTTGTCGCCAACTGCATATTCAAAACCTTTGAAATTTTTGTCGAACACTTGATTGGTTTGATTTAAAAATACTTGCTGCTGTCTTTCAGCTACCTTAGTAGCTTGTTCGTTTTCTTGGTTGTACCTATTAAAAAAGTCAACCGCTTTTTGCTGGTTCGGCGTTAGCTTCGACCCAGCTTTAATTTCATTATAGTATTTATTTTTTAAACCTTCTAAATGGTTTTTAGCCTTTGCGGCTTCTTCTTTAAAAGCAATCTTTGCTTTACGAATTTGCTTTGGCTCATCGACTTCTTCGTCATAGCTAAAGTCTTCCATTAAAAGATTAATATCTTCTGCATCTAAATGAGGTTTAGTTGTTTCGTAATATTCGCGAATTAACTGCGCTTCATTTAACTTTGAATAATCTGTATTTAATTTTACATAGTCATTCAAATCACCGCCTGTTTCATTCATAAATTCAACTACCTTTTCTAATCCTTCGGGTAATTCAACTTGTGTTTCTGTTTGCGGTTGTATTTCTTCTTGTTCCGGTGCGGAGTCGGTAGCTTCAGTGCTTCCATCCACTCCTGCCTCGTCAGGGTTATCTGCTTCATCAGTTACCTCTTCTAATATGGTTTCTTCATTTTGAACGGGCTCATCTTTGCTGGTGTCCCGTACTTCTTCAGCCACTTCTTCGCTGTCTTGCGAGTCTTCGGATTGTCCGACAGTATCATCGCTGTCATCTGCGCTTTGTTCTTGAATGGCATCTTCTTGCGGTTTATTAAGTTTACCTAAATCTAATTTAATCGTACCGTCTTCGGCTACCGAAGCACCCGTGTCTGGTTTTGGTTCTTCAACTGGTTGTTCAGTTTGCTCTTGTCCCTCAACTTGAGTTTCAAGAACTTCTTCTTGTTTTTCTGACATGATAAAATATTATATAATTATACATTACTATTATTACTTCGGTTCGAAGGAACCTAAGTCAAATCCACCGCCTATAATGTCGTTACCTCCTGATTCAAAGTTGGTTGGCGGAGTATTGTTTTTTCTTTGTTCAATTAATTCACTTTGCTGAGAAGCTTGTAACTTTGTTCTTTCGTCTTTCCTATCCTCTCTTTGTACTTCTCTTTGTTGTAAATTTTGAACCTCCATGCCTTTAAGCTGCATGTTGTATTGGAACTCTTGTTCCATTAAAGTTTTCTTAGCCATAACTTCTGCTTGAAGTTTTTGCATATCCATTTGTCCTTCAAGTTGTAAAAGTTGTGCTTTTTGCGCTGTTAAAGCTTCATTCTTTTGAACTTCCGCTTGTGCCGCAACTTGTTGTGCTTGCGCGTTCGCTTCTGCTTGCGCTTGTATATTCTGCTGTTGCATCATTTGATCGCGCTCTGCTTTCTTTTTACGTCTAAGTTTTAAAAGTTGGTTTGCTAATTTTAAACTTTTAATATTTCTTATATCAATAGCATCATCTAAATCAATTAAACCTGCTGACAATGCTGTTTGAATATTATTTTCTAACATTTGTTTTTCTTCGTCGTCTGGCATTAATTCAATAAATATACCAAAGTCATACAAATGTAATTGCGACATTTCTTTTAGTGTAGCTACATTTAAACCACCAATTTTTTGTATAAAAGCGTCTGCTGTAGGTGAGTATTCTACAATATCTGATATTCTAAGTGATAAACCTTCACATAAATTTTTAGTTAAGAATAAACCTCCTTCTAATATATGCCTTGTAGCTGTATTACTATTTGCTGCCGCTAATTTTTGTATTCCAACTAACGAATGTTTACTAGGTGTGCTACCATCGCGCGCTTCATTTAGCCCGGTCACATCTCTTATCATTTGTAAATAATAATTGTATGTGCTAATTAATGACTGTAGTTTATTACCACCAGAACCACTGGTTATTTCCTGAATAGGTATTTTACCTGGGTTCATATCGCCTTCTTGTGTAAACGATCTACCAATTACAGAACCTGTTTGAAAAAACATATTTAATGCTTCTTGCGGATTGTAATTAGTTCCATTACCTAAATCAACTTCTGCTAAACCATCAGCGTCAAGATATACACCATCTGGCACCATTCTTGACATTACTTGCTGTAACTTTAAATGTGTTAACTGAATCATATCTGCAAATCCAGTTATTCTGCTAACTAAACTTTCAATACGACCTTTATACATTCTTGGTGCAACTATACTATAATTCATCATTACTTTTGTATAGTCACTTTTTGGGCGTATCATATTTTTTGCCATCTCCCATTTAAGCAAATAATCTGTGCCTAAAACTAATACACCTTCATATAATACTTCTAATACTTTTGATAGTTTACCAAACCTTGCTTCTAATACTTCAGTTGGTGGATCAAACGTATCATCTTTCATTATAATTTTATCTGCACCTGTAGCTGTTTCTTTTAATTTATAAACTTCATTCATGTAAGTTTTATAATTAAAATACAATATTTGTACAGTGTTAGAATCCGATGTATCGTAATTAGTTAAAGTCCTATCGTAAAATCCATTATTTTGGTAACCTTGTTTAGATATTTGCTCTAAATCTGAATCACTTAATTCTGGAAATTGTTTCTTTAATTCATTTATAGGTACACTTTTAATTTCACCACAATAATAAATATCATCAAAATAAGGTGAATCTGTATATGACCATACTAAGTTAGCAGGGTCTACATAATCTACTTTAACACCTTCTGACTTTGTAAATGAATTTTTTACAGCACCAATACCTAATACTGTTAAATCGTAAGTTATTCTTTTCTTTGTTAAATCGTAATGATTACCAGTTAACAAAGTATTTATTGCTTGCTCTTCTGCTAATTCAACACCTTGCTTATAGCTTAGTTGCATATGCAATTCTAACTCTTCTTGCGACTCTGGTAACATTTCAGGTTTGTTTTCAAACATGTTAATACCAAAGTTTTGTTGTGCAAATTCGTTTAATTCTTTTGTTTGCATATCACGTATAAGCGAATTCATATACTTTGTTCTTTTCGCTACGCCATACGGATCTTGTGAATATGCTTTAACATCAAATACTCTTTCTGATATTCCGTTTACAACTATATCTACAAACTTAGGTATAATTGGTACGGGCTTCCAATCTAAATTAAGATATGACAAATCACCGTTAATAGATAATTCGTCTTTATATTTTTGTATGCCTTGTTCACCACGAGCATATAATCGCAAACGGTGAAAAGTGTTTTGATTACTTCTAAATCTATTAGTTCCAGAATCTGATTTAAACCATTCGTCTTGAATAGCTCTACCGACTCTTAAACCATAATCGCTAGACATTTTTTCTTGATCGCTAGCAATCTGACTTGGAAAAAAACTGTTTATAACTGACTCAGCCATATGTTTATTTTATTATTTCAGATATTGCACCACTATTTTTATACTTAGCAATATGCAAGTTTAATTTTGGTTTTTCAACTTTAGGATTAGGTCTGTATAAGTGTCTATTGCATGCCATAATTGCTAATCCTGAACTAATAGTGGCATCAAATTTTGTTCTTTTGTTAATATCAAATCTACCCCAATCTAATAAGGTATCATTAAAATACATATCACCGTATCCATCATCTTTAATACCAACATATTGTTGTATATAACTTTCTATTGCCGCCGCGTGAGCTTGTTTAATATCTTCACTTGAATTAGGTATACCACCTATTTCTTTTTCTGCAACAGATAGTTTATTCCAAATTTTGTCAGGTCTATTCATTGAATATCCTCTATAACCTCTACGCTTAAAATAATATAATAGTCTTGGTTTATTATTTTCTGCGAGTAGTGGCATTCCGTAAAACACACAAGCCATTAGCACATCTTCAAAAAACATTTCTGCTGTTTGTGGTCTGGCTATATACTCCAAAAAGAAATGATTTGGAGGCGCGTTTTCCATACTAAATTTAGTTAAACCGTGTAAAGATCCTTTTGAACCTTTACCATCAGTTGTTCCTGATATATCATAACTATCACAACCAAATGCACCCATATGTTCATTACCAGGATAACGTATACCGTTTTTAATTATTTGTGCATTTTGTAATTCCGCGTTCGGCACCCATGAGATTTTAAATCTTCCTTGCGGGTTAGGCGAAAACATAACTCTTGAATCTTTTATGCCATTCGCCCAGCTAAATGTGCCGGTATTTATAACGTTGCTGTTTTTTAAATCTTCGTTATAATCAATTTGTTCGTATATTTTAACTAAATTAAATATACTATTTTTTGTTTCGTCTCTAAACGCATGTTCTTCTGTGCGCGGAAACTGTCTATAAAACTCATTTAAAGCATCCTGGTCACCTTTTAAGCCGTCTGCCTCATTGTGCCAATGCTCAATAACTCCGACATCAATCGGGTCTCCGTAGACATCAACACAACCTTCTGGTGGGTTCTCGAATACAGGCATTCCAAAAGAATCAATGAATCCTTCGTAATTCCACTCCATAGGTATGAACAAAGAATAGAGTCCTGACTTAGTCTGTCCATTGCGGTTTCGTTTTGTAACGTCCGAATCATAATAAAGTTTTTTAAAGTTATCACCACCTTTGTCTAAAGCATTGCTCGTAGACCCCATCATACATTTACCAATTACTCTTGATCCTAATCGTAACGTCGTCTTTGTGACTCGCCAGTTGTTGAGGATGTTGTCCGGCCTTTCCCACTTACCCGATTCGTCGTGTACGAGGAGCGCGAGTTTTTCACCGTCATAGGAGTTGTCGCCTGTGTTCTTCCAGTCGATTGTTGTGTCCAAACCGGTGAGCTCCTCCGGCCTTTCACCCGTGAGTATTTTTTTACGGGTAAACTTACTGGCTGGTACACGATATGCCAACTCGGTTTTGGGGCGGTCCATACCATCCTGAATTGGTTTGAAAAAGAAGGGGTAATTAACCGATATTGGAACCACCTTGTCTGTGAACATTTTTTTAGCATCAGCACCGGACTTGGATAGTATACCATACCGGGAGTCACTTGATATTGTTGCCAAATTAACGGTCTCGCCTGACGCCATAAAAGAAAATCCAGATCGTCTATTTTTAAGGTAGCACATTCCATAGGCTCTTCTATCTGCTTTACAAGCTTCCCAGAAAATGTAGAATAATCTATTTGCTTCCCTAAACTCTGGCTTCCCAACATCAATCTTGGACCACTGCAAGTACATGTAATGAGTGCCAGTAATATAAGTAGGGTTGCCTTTGTTGTAAAACCAATAACCCTCTTCCCGTAATTTAAACTGCTCATCTATATATGGTTCCCATTTATCCTTAAAATCATTTGGATATTCACGCCATTCAAAAGCACTTGTAATTCTTCCAAGCTCTTTAGGATACTCATGCGCAACCCAATGATTATCTTTTTTATCTAACTTAGCCGGCTTTTTTGGCAAAGCTATTTTTAAATTTTGTATGCTATACACTTCGCCAATCTGCCCGGTCTTGCTTATAACAACAACGTCGTGCTCTTTGTTATAACCGTATTGCCACTTCTTAGTTTTATTTAACCTAGATATTGTATTTTCTTTTATAGGTGTTATAACCTTATATAAAGTTTGTGCGTACATTATTTAGATCTTCTTTCTGCAAACCCCCCAAATGATTTAGGCTTGTCTTCTCGTGGTTTATCATCAAGTATATTTTCTTCCTCTTGAATTCTGGTTAATATTTCAAAAGCATCAAATATAGCTAGCTTTTTAGTAGCTGCAGCATTTTTTAACCTGTCAGCAGCTAAGTCGTCGTCCGACTCTACAATTGGTTCTTCTGCAACTTTTATAAGTTCATCAACCGCTTTGTAGCCAGCTTTTATTATATTCCTCTTTTTCTCCTTGATGTTCATATTTAATTGTAATTGAATTTGTAGGAACTCTATATAATACCTCGTTATCTATATTAAATTCGTATTCTCTATTTGGCTTAAACCCTACTACATCGCCAACTTTACCAGCTTTAAAATAAGGGTCTTTATATACCACTTCACCAACAAGCTCATTGTCTTTTATTGGTTTTATAAAGTTATAACCAGGAAGCGCGTTCCATTGTGTTATTCTTTTATAAGCATATATTTGTTCAACAGGCACTATATATAAATCGTCTCTATACCAATTACGACTTCTTTTTTCTTCGCCTCTAATATCATTAAATCTACGAAAAACATTATGATGCACAATTACTTCATCACCAAACTCAATACCCATTGCATTATAAGCAGGAGTATATTCAACAACTCCAACCCTTGACACAAAATTATGGTCTGATTTATCTGTATTTAATATTAAAGTTTTATCACCAATTTGTTTTTCGTTGCTATAAGCCTTATCGTATGGTCTTATAACAAAGTCAAACAAACCCCGCATTAGTATTCTAAATTATATTCTATTGCGATAGCCATGTTTTTATTAAAGTCTTTCCAAGGTATAACATCTGTACCTTTCTTAATATATATTGAGTACTTATGCTCTTCCTCAATAATACTATCTATAATATGTCCGCCATACACTTCTTGACCAACAGAGTAATGCATGGCGTCATTTTTATAGTCTTTGCCGATACTAATCTTCCTGAGCAGGCTCATCTTTTAATTCTCCCGTTTTAATATCAACAATTTTATTACCGTAATCATCTTGCAATTCCTTTTGTATTACAGATAATGTTTGCTCTGATTGGTTTAAAGCATGCAACATTTTATGCTTATTAGATTCTAGTTTCCCAACCTCTAACGTAATGTTATTTATTTCAGTAACTACCGCTTGTAATTTTTCTAGCTGATCTTTTTTAATTTTCTTTGCCATTATATTTAATTTAAGTTTCTATTGCCCAGGTTCAATTTATAGTTTTCAACAAACAATACAGGATCTTTATAATACTCTTTTAAATAGTTTAATCCTTTTTGTATGTCATGAAAGAAAAACACATATTGCGGACATCCAACTGTGATTCTCCATTTTTCTTGTTTTGTGTCCCATTTTATTCCAGCTCTATGACCTTTGGGATCGCCTAAGTCATATGGATTATTTTCCATTTTTAATTGTTTGGAATTTTTCAGCACCACGTGAACCAAAATAAGCTACATAAACTGTAACTAAAAGTGTTTGTAGTAAATCAACCCAACCAGCTGATACACTAAAATTCCATTCAAAACTATCTAATAATATTAAAAAAACCATTGAGATAGTTAAAAATATTAAACTCATTGGCCTTGTATTTTTACTTAGCCAGCTATCTGATTTCATATCTGACTCCCAGCGTTTAGATACTTCTTGCATTTCTACCATATCCATTTCTAAAAGCTTCATAGCTTTTTCTTTATCTTCTGGTGGTAACGTTTCATCTTTTGATATTATATTTTTTACAATACCAAATACGCCTTGATCAGGTAATACATCGCCAACTGTACCTAATATACCCGGTGCAGCTTTGCTTAAAAACTTTCCTACTTTTGTTTCAGAAAATTTCTTTTTATTTTTTTGACTCATAAGGAAACATTTTATTTAAAGCTTGTTTTCTTTTTTGACACCCACAACCGCCCGGTATCTTATCAGCTAACTTTTTAATTCCAGTTGCCTTAGTAAACTTTTCTATAGTGTCTCCTAATCCTTGTGATTCCATAACTTAAAAAAATTAAACTGATTATTAAAATGTGGAATAAATTTATATGAGATTCTCCACACATGCCGGTTAAATGCTCTAACAATTCCATCTTCGTCTTGCGGCTCTGCCTCTTTCAGATGTCCAACTTTTTGATCTTGCACAAAATGATTTTCTTCTTTTAGCGGCTTTACTACCCGGCTTTAATTTAGATGGGTCTTTTGTTACTGCTGTTTGTAGCTTACTACCCGGATTATCTCTTTTATATTTATCTACGCCTTTTTGTGACATACCGCCACCTGCAGCCGCACCTGTACCGGTTGACTTTGCTTCGTTATAATATCCTTTAGATTTTTTACGAGAAGGCGCGTCGCCTTTTTTCTTTACAGGTGAGCCTAAACAACTTGGACCTACACCTTTTCTTTTAAATGGCGTATCCATATTATTTTCCGTAATATCCTTTTTTATAGTTTTTTCCTGGTGCTGCTTTAATCGCGTCTTGCAAATGCTGTGGCAATTTGTTTTGGTTACCAACTAATGCTTTTGTCAATGGCGACTTAGCAGACATTTTAAATGGTGATTTTGTATACATTTTATATGGGGATTTTAGTTTGTTTGCTGGACTTGAACCTCCGATTATTTCTTTTTGTTTTTCTGGTGAAAAATCAGAAAGATCCATATTTTTAGTTCCTATTTCAACTTTTTGATCTTTGTTAGTATGCGTAGCGCCTTGTTGAGAGCCTTTTACTCTTGTATCAAATTTAGCGTCAAGAGCTTCACTTAATTTTTTGTTATACTCCTGTTTAACTTCTTTTTTCTTTTCTTTCCTGCTTTTTATATTACCAACATCTTCTTTAAATTGCTTTCTGTTAGATTTAATTGTTTTGTTAGCTTCGTCCATTTTAGCAGACTTGTCTGATTTAATTTGGCCTTTAGCAGCTTTGAATTCAGCATCAGTCATATCACCTTTCTTGCCTCTAAGGTCTTTCATTGCTTGACGCTTATCTTTTCTTGCTTGCTTTTTATCAGCTCTTGCGTCTACATTAGCTGTTTTTTTCTTTTTAAGAGCATCACCAAATTGCTTACCTGCAGTGTCACCAAGCTCGCCTGACTGACGCATTGTTTTAAGCTTTTGTCTTTGCGCTTTATTTTTAGCAATTTTATCGCCTCTAATATCTTGTCTTAAAGTCCAAGGAGCAACGTAGTTACCCATTGTTTTCTTTTTTAAGCTTTCTACATTACTAGAAGTAGTTGATACAGGATCAGTTCCTTTTACGATAGTAGTTTTTGTATCAGGCGTAAAGTTTGCAGTTTCGTTTCTATATTTTTGCGCAGCTTTTTGATAATCTTCAAATGTAGTGTATTTACTTTTCACATTTTTTCTATTTGTATCCCAAACATCTCGGTCTGTTAAATTTGTTTTAACAGTTTTATCGGGCGTGCCACCTGTAGTTGTTGTAGTTGTATTTCCATACTGGACAGAGCCGTCCTGGCCAAGTGAATATCCTTCTACTTTTTCTATTTTATTAGCATCTTCTTTTGCTTGCTTAGCTACAGAACCAACATCTAACATCGGTTCTCTAACTTTCATGCCCATTGAGGACGACTGATTTACTCTTGTTGTTATTGGTTTGTTCATGATGTTAGTTTTATAAATTGAATAAGTCCGTTGGGATTTTACTCGTATCAAAGTTTAGTTTAAATTTTTCAGGGTCAAATTTGTCTGACATATCTTTTATTTTGTCAGCGGCAGATTTTCCATCTTCAGGTGGAGCTGCAACACTACCAGCGCTGCCAGATTGTTGCCCCTCTTCTTTATCTATAGCAGATTTAACAGTTCCGCCAACATCTAAAAATTTGTCAGCAGCATCTGCTTCGCCATATACTAATGCTTCATTCATCTTTGCAGGCGAACTGCAAGCTTTTTTAGTTATCGGTGTTGCTTTGTACATATTATGAATTTTTATAAGCATCAGCTTCCCAAGGAAAACCGTGTGCTCCTTCTTTTACTTTTTTACCAGCAGCTTCTATCATACCATTATCTAATCTAGTATATACTCTTGCTGGCGACTTTGTATCTTTTTTCCAAGTTACACTGTCATCTGTATATGATAACTGCCCCTGCAGCATCTGATCATGATGCTCATCTTCATGGGCTATCGAATCAGCTTTTTGCTTTTTAGAGGCTTTTTTATCAACAAAAGTAGTTCCATCACGATTAGCTTCTGCTATAACGTTAGAATCTAAATCTTTTTCAAAAACAGGTCTGCCAAATCTGGATAACTCGTCGTTAAATCCGAATAATTCACCTGGTGTTTTTAATTTAAGTGCCATTATTTTTTACCACCCATAAGCTTACCAGCTAATGCGCCGGCAGCGCCTTTAATTAATGCTGGAGCAACTGCGCCTGCAATTGCACCTAGTATTTTTGTGGGAGACTTTGGAGCTCCTAAGTTGTTTGGACCTATACCTTTTTTCATTTTACCTAGTTTTGTCGTTTATCATATCATCAATAGCTTTATTATAAACTTTATCAGTATATGACTTGTTGTTATAAAATATACTTCTTTGTGAGGTTGGCAAATCTTCTTGCGCTAACATAATCCTGTATATACGCTTAATTAAGTTTTGACATTTAAATGATGTCTTATATACAGCAAATTTAGATGTCGTTCTATTACGCTCTTTAAACACGTCAATCCAACCTTCTCGGCGTAATCGTTCCCATCTGTTTTTATCCCATGAGTATGTATATACACCTTCTATAAAATCATTACGTGTAAAGTGAACTTTGCAATCTAAATATATTAGTAGCTCTATATCAGCGTCTTTCAAATTATATGTTTTACACGCCCACTTGCGTATTATTCTATAATATTTTAATAAATTTAATTCTTTTAAATCGTTTGCTTCTATCCTCATTCTATAATAACTACATCAACTGCTTTAATTACATAATATAGCTTACCATCGAAATCGATACCATGACCTGCATGTTTGTCATATCGTATTGTATCGCCAACTTTTACTATTGGTACTTGATCACCAATACTAATAACTTTGGCTTTTAAATACCTTTCATCTTTATTCTGCGCTTCTGTTAATTCTAAGCCTCCTACTTTCTTCGGGGCTTCTTTTATTTTATCAACTACTAAATAATAACTAACTGCTTGCATTTTGTACACGTATATTACTTATTATACAATCTGCAGATAAAATAGTCGTAGCAACTGAAACTGCATTTTTAAGAGCTGACTTTGTTACTAACACAGGATCAATTATACCAGCGTCAATCATTTCTACAGCTTCACCTGTTATAACATTCAAACCTGTACCTACTGTCATCGGCTCTACATATTCTAGTTGAGCATTTTCTAATATTGTAGCATATGGCCACTTAATAGCTTCAAGCAGTATTTCTTCACCAACATTTTCTGCACTAATAAGAGTAGCCGCATTTAATAAAGCAACACCACCGCCTGGAACAATTCCTTCTTTATAAGCAGCTTTAGTCGCATAAATTGCGTCTTCAACTCTGTCTTTCTTTTCTTTTAATTCTATTTTAGAATTACCAGCAACTTTAATGATACCAACCTTACCAGTTAGCATTGACAAGCGCTGCTCAAGTTTCTTTTTAAAATAACCGTTCTTTTCTTCTTTTATTTTATTTGAAACTTCTTTTATTCTTTGTTCTACAGCTGGACTTTCAATAATTTGTAAAACTGTATTCTTATCATCTGTAACAGCCTTTTCAACTTCGCCTAAACAATCAGCATTGATAAAATCAAAGTCATCGCCTAATTGTTCATTTATAACTGTAGCGCCAGTTAATATAGCTAAATCTTGTATTGTGTCTTCTCTTGTTGGCCCAAAGCCAGGAAGTTCTACTATATTAACTTTAATATTACCTTTTACTTTATTTGCCAGTAATGTTGATAACGGCTGTTGATCAACTTCAGCAACTATAAGTAAACTTCTTTTCTTTTTAATAACATGCTCCAATATATTTTGTATACGTCTTATATTGGGTATCGGAGATGATACTATAAGCACATACGGGTTATCAAGCACCGCTATGTTTTTACTTTTGTCAGTTACAAGATGAGGTGATTTTAATGATGAATCAAATTGAACTCCATCTACGAATTCAACATATGTTTCATTTGTATCAGAGTCTTCCATCAATACCACCCCGTCTTTACCAACTGATTTAAAAGCCTGTGCTATTTTATCACCAAGCTTGCTATCGTTATTACAGCTAATAGCAGCAACTTGATTTAGCATAGACTTTGTAATTCTTTTTTTATTTTTATTTAAATAGTCAACTACTTTATCACACGCAGACAATATACCGTTTTTTATTGTTCTGCTATCAGCATCAGATTCAAGAGCTGTTTGCAGTATTGCATGTGCTAACACTGTTGATGTTGTTGTTCCATCGCCAGCTTCCTTAACTGTATTTCTTGCGGCTTCTTTAATTAAAGTAGCCCCAATGTTTTCGACCGGGTCTAATAAGACTACGCTTTCTGCAACGGTTACACCGTCTTTTGTGATCACCGGCCGGCCAAGAGCGTCTTCATATATTACACATTTACCGCTAGCCCCTAATGTGGACTTTACAGCGCTTGAGAGTTTTTCAACGCCTTGCATAATTTTACTATTAGCTTCTTGGCCAAAGTTAAGTTCTTTGACAATTTCGCTTGGGTTATTAAATTCCATTAAATTAAATTTTTATATTACTATTTAAATGTTTTAACGACTTTAGGCCCTTTTAAAAAGTCTAATCGTTTTTGATAATGATTAATGCTACCATCAATTGCGGCCTCTGCGCCTTCAATTGTTTCTCTTCGTGTAACATCTTGCCAAGAGTTATCCTGGTCTTTATATTCCGTTTGGTAAAATCCATTTGGTAATTGGGTTATCCTCCAGTTCTTTTTTTCTGAGAGGTGTTTCCAATATTCAATTTGGTCTTCGGATACTTGTGGTTGACTAGTCCACGTTTTAGTCGAATAAAAATACGTCATTATATTTGGTTTTAAGGTTAAACGTAAGGTTGCTCTATGCCGAGCAGGTATATTGTTATTATTACTTGTTTTTAGTAATTTTTACTTAATCTTCTATTGTCACGGTGTATGTTGATGGCACCATCTGTTCATTTATGTCATTTTGAATTTTTTGTTCTATTTTAAGAACCTCGTCTTCACCTAGCGCACTCTTAACCCATCCTGTTAATATTGCATTCGTTAGGTCATCG